TATCTTATTGATTCTGCAATAGTTAACTGCATAAAAAAGCGTGTCTCCGATTAACTCTTCTTGAAGATTTACATAGTCAATATCTTTTTTATAAGCAATCTTCTTCTTATACACATCAATTGCTTCAGCAAGTTCTGTAATTAAACCCATTTTCATGTGAAGATTATTTAGTTTTTTACTTCCTAAATCTGTGCAAGTTCTTGCAGCAAGTTCTTGGTATTCTTTTAATGAAGAAATTTTGTTTTCTAGTTTATTCATAATTCAAATATATAATTTTTTTAAAATCCAAATGCGGTAAGACTATGTTGAAATGGATTACCTTCAATGTTTTTAACACATTCAAGCATCTCAGCCACTACTTCTCTTGTCTCCTGTTGGGCATCAGGTTTTAATCTAAGATTGCAAAGGTGAATAAATGCTTGGAAAGAACCTGTCCAAATAAATGTTGTATTCAAATTCAAAGGTAAGATTGTTCTTGCTTGTTCTTTTGATACACCAAGTTCAATAAGTTTTTCATAAGCACCTTTACAACGGTCAATAATATCTGCTTCAATGATAGAAGCCATTTCTTGATTATCAATAACACCTTCACTACCTTGTTTAGAAGATGTGGATTGTTTTCTCCATTCTGTTACAGTTGTATATGTATCTGAGAAGTCTACATATCTACCTGAGATAGAATTAGCAGCCCAACCAACCTGATGTTTAAATAATTGTCTTTCAACATAGATTGGACAATTAATTCTAAATTGTAAACTACAATGTCTAAACGGTGAAGTATGACCGTGTTTAACAAGATAGTTAATTAATTTAATATCTTTATCGGTGAATTCATCAACCTGTTTTCCATAACTCACTCTTGCTGTGTTAGTTATGGTCAAATCGCTTCCAAAATGGGATAGGAGTTCTGCTTTCATAAGACAAATATAAAAGAAAAACCCCTGATTTCTCAAGGGTTTTAAATTTTTTTTCTTAAAATGTTGGATACATTGTTAATTCGTATCTACCTGATGGCATTCTATAAATTGAAACATGTAGTGAGCGATTCATTTCTTTTCCTCTTCTATCCATAATAGGTTCAGCATCTTTAAATAATCTAATATTAGCAGATTTAGTTTCTTCATAACGAATACCTCCTGTACCAAAATGTCTAAAAATATCATCTTCATCAACTTCAAATCCCATACTAGCTGCTTTATCTCTAACAACATCTAATGCTTGAGATAATGTTTCATAGTAATCTTGATTTTCAATTTCTTCTTTAATTATTTTTTTTACAAGAGATTTAAATGATTCCAAAGTAAGTCTTTTAGTTTTCATAATATAATTTTATTATAAATAGTTTTTTTAAACCAATGAAACAAATTCTTCAAATTTATAATCTGTAAATTTCTCAACATATTTAATTTGAACATTGATTGGTGAAACTAAATATTTTTGAACAAGATTAATTAATTCATTTTCTTTTTCACCTAATGGTTCAGCAATTATATGAAGTTCTAAGTCATTTATGGTTGTTTGAATTGCTTTATATCTTTTAATTTTAAACAATTCATAAAAATCTTTAGCACCAATTAGAGGCCATTTCTTATCACCATTTGGTAGAACAAACATATTTCTTACTCTTCCATTAATTTTTTTAATAGTTTGTAATTGTCTTTTACAAGTACACTCTCCTAATTCAATATGGTCACCATGTTTATATCTTTTAATATATGGATTTGTTGTACAGGTTATAATTAAAGCACCATCATCTTCAACTTCTATAATAATATTTTCCATCACATGCATAAATGATGGATTATCAGGACATTGTATTGCTATTGTTCCACATTCTTCACTAGAATACATTGAACCACCTACTTCACCTGTTCCTTTATAATCAATTAAGTTTGTTATTTTTGATAAATCTAATTGAGATATAATGGATGGTATTGCTTGAATATAATGTGGATTAACTTCTTCAAGCCAGGATTGTAATTCTGATATTGATAGATAATGATTTATAAATGTTTTACCTTGTATTGGTTCAATTGACTTTGGAATACCCCAAGAATCTTTTACTATTGGTTTTGAATCAAATTTTATAATTGCAATATTCTTTGATACATCCCATTTTCTCCATCTTAATTCTCTAATATTGGTTGCCATATACCAAACAAGGTCAGCATAAGTTTTTTCAAGACTTACAGGTTCTCCTGTTGAACCTGATGTTTTGCATTTATAAAACTGCTTTTCCATTTTAATATTTCTCAAGTCTTCTCTTGTGATTATTTTTAAATCTTTTAAGATACTATAATCAACATTATGAATCCATTGAGATTGCTCAAAGTATGTTAATAATCTTTGAACATCGGATGCTATTTTTTCATTTATACTCATTTATAAAAATTCCAAATATAAAATGTGTATTCATCAAATTGTTCAATTATTGTTGGAGGAATAAGAAAGTCTTTTTTATTTGGAAAATGTGAAGCAACTGTCATATTTGGTAGTTTCCTATTAAAACATCTTACAACAAAATTATCACAATGTTTATAACACATATCCAATACTTTTTCAGCAAGTTCTTTATCTAAGTTTAATACACCATCACCAATAATATTATCGTAGAATTTAGTATTAGTTGTCCAATCTTGTGTGATTACAGTATCAGCAACATACCAAGGGTCTATATCCATTTGTGCATCGCTTAAAGGTATTAAGTTTTTAGTACAACCTAGTAAGAGTGTAGTACCATTTAATAGATAATCTTTAAATATTGAAGCATCATTATCAGAAGGTGCTAAAGGTGGTGTTAAATTTGCCCACCAATCTCTACCTCTATCAGGACCGTATAGTTCTGAGGTTAGAGTTCTAACAGGTCTAACTCTATTAACATTAGTTTTAGGGTTTATATAAATATTACCTGTTGTAAATCCTTGTGACCAGGCATAGTCATTATTATATTCAGTTGAAGACCAAACACCATAATCACCCAATTTATCTTTATGGTTTTTGAACATTTCGTTTAATTCATCTTTAGTTGGTAATCTCCAACTATCCCCTAATATTTTGCAAGATTTCAATGCATCTTCAAAATTTACACTAAATGGAAGAGTGTCAGGATATATTTCAAATTTTTCCATAATATAAATATATATCTTTTTATAGATATAACAAATAAAATACGCTATTTATGAAAAAAGATTAATGCCAACACCAATTACTATAACAGGAGAAGGACAGAGAGATAACCAATTAAAAGGTAATTTATATAAAATTGATTCTCCATATGATTTGAGTAGTGATATTGTTACTAGGAGTATTGATTTATTAAATAGGATAACAGGATTTGACTATAGAAATAATACAATATTAAATGTTGTAGAAAGATTGGTTGATGCAAAAAATAGTCAATTATTACAAATTGGTGCTACTAGATTATTGGAAGAATTTGGTAGAAGGTCCGTATATAATATGTTTGATGGGTTTATTCCAAAACCAAATGATTTTTCAGTTGATTTTGAGGGTAGTTTTAAAAAACATGATGCAAATATAACTGACGCAAATAAAAACCCAAATAGAACATTTTCTGATAGGGCTTTAGAAGGAACAATTGGATATAGAAGTAATGAAAATTATTTATTAAATTTTGCTGCTGATTCAAATGTATCTGAATATAAATATTCATCAGATATATATTTTTATTATTCAGGAAAATTAATTCAAGATAAAATAAGAAGAACAGGTTATTTAAATACTTTTTCTACATATTCTCAAAATCCTTGGATAACTGATAGGACTTCATTATCAATAGTATTTCAAAATACATATGATAGTGAGTGGTTAAATCTTGAAAATGCTGGTAATAGAGGATTAACTGAGTTTTATACATTTAAAGATATTGAATATTATACGCAATCTTATTTTACATTATATGAAAAACCTTCAGGAAGTTTAACAAAAGATTATATTCAAGAAAGAAAAAATTTAGAAGGGAGACAAGGTTTTGGTACTTTATCAAATAAACCAGTTGATGAAACAAAAAATATTGGTTTAAAAAAGGCTGTAATTTTTGAAAATAAAGATGATGCTTCAGGACAATTTACTGAAAGACAAAAATATTATGCTGATTCTGATGGTAGTTTTATTTATGATTCAGACCCTGCTGTGCAAGAAATAATATTAAATGACCATAAAGTTAAAAGAGGATTAATCTATTTTACTTCAAAACTTGCTGAAGAAAATAAAGTTATTGCACAAAATACAAAAAAATTATATACTGATGTTGATACAAATATAGTTTATTATAAAGGTAATGGTGAATGTAGAACATTTACGGTTTATCAACAGTACGATAATTTTAGTAAGTTAATTAGATTTAATGGTAATAATGAAAAGAATTCTGTATTAAAGGAAAGTGTTTTACCTAAAATAGCACCATATGATGGTGATACAATAGATGATAGACGCAGACATTTCTTTACTATGGAAAATTTAGCTGTAAGAGTTACAAATGATGATGATGGTGACCAAGGACCAAATGGAGGAAGATGGATGTGGTTTCCACCATATGATGTAAAAATATCGGATAATAATACTGTGAACTGGACAGATATGAATTTTCTTGGTAGACCTGAACCAATATTCTCATATCAAAATACTACAAGAAATTTAAGTTTAACATTTCGTTTATTAATTGATACAGTTAAAGAAATGCAGGATTTAAAACCAACGCTTGAAAATTACCGTGCATATTTACATAATTGTGGAAATTATTTATTTGATGTTGATTCATTTATTAATAATAAACAAGAAACAGATAAGACACAAAATGATAAAGTAACAAAACAGAAAGCAGAAACTAAATTTATTAATGCACCTGTTCAATATTTTTTTAAGAATGGTTATTATGATACTGATACTGTTTCGGTTGATTATAGTGTTTTAGATAGTTGTACAGAACTTAATAAAGATGCTAACGGTACAATACCAAATCCATTATTATCATCAACAACATTAGCATTTAATGCATCATTTTTAAGTACTATATCGGCAGCTACTGACCAATTAATTGAATTAATTGCTTCAGGTAGTGTAGAAAAAATAGAAATAGATATAGAAGGTAGTTCAACAGATTTAATTGCTTCAAAAAGTAGAGGTTCAACTCAAGCAAGAAATTATAATAGAAATTTAAGTTTTTCAAGGGCTTATGGATTTATGACTGAATTTATAACTTTTTATAATTCAGTTGCAACATATACAATAGATAGTATAAGTCCAGATAATATTGTACCAACTGATAGTAAAGAACTTCCTATTCCTGGTCAATTAAAATATGAATTAGGTATATATGCACAAAATGAAATTCTTTTAGTTTTTAATTTGAAACCTAAAGGTGATAGTTTATCTAATGGTTCTACATTTGAAAAAAGAAATGACCCTAACGAAATAAGCGATAGATTTGCAAAAATGAAAGGCTTTAAAGTTACATTTAGTGAAAATGCAAATGCACCAAATACTGAATCCGCAATTGACCCACAATTAAATGATGACGCTCAAGATAAAATAAGACAAGGTGATTTTAGCAAAGTAATAGGTCAAAACAATGACCCAATATTAAATTTAAATTTTGAAAAGATAGAAGAAACACATAAATTCCCAATGGGATTTGAAAGATTAAACACATTTACCCCTGTGTTTAATAGTCAAACACCATTTGATTTTACAAAGCGTTATGTATTCTTACATCAATTAACAAGACCTTCTAGATTAAGAAATAGCAATAATGTTGAAAATACTGTGTTTGGTAGGATGCCTGTGTTTATTTTACGCTATGGTGATTTCTTACATACAAAAGCAATTGCAAGGTCAATTAACTTTGATATAAGTGAATCAACTTGGGATTTAAATCCTGAAGGTATGGGTGTTATTCCATTATACTGTACAGTAACAATGGATTTAACTCTTCTTGGTGGTCAATCTCTTGCAGGTCCAATTGATAGAATTCAAACTGCTAGTGATTCTAGCTTCATTGCTAATACATCATTTAATAGTGGTAGATATAATAAGAATGTTAGATTTACTTCTTCTAGAAAAGAAGAAGGTTATCAATATAAAGGTAAGGGTAGTGGAGAAGAGAAAACTAATGTTAAAACTAAACCTGCTGATTCTCCACAATCAACACCACCACCTATTAATACACCGAAATTACCATTACCAGCATTTCAACCTCCTACATTTGCAGGTATTGCAACAACAAATGCTACAACTAATATAGGTCCATCTACATTTAGAGGTGATGTTAATACTCTTGATTTTATAACACAAGAAGAATTAGAGAAACAACAACTAGAAGAACAAAAACAAATTATAGAAGAAAATTTAAATTTCTTTAATAATAATCCATTTGCTGAATTTCCTGGTGGTTAAACTTCATTAAGCACATTTAATTTATTATCAATAATTTTAGCAATAAAGAATCTATTATATTCAACAATTTTCTTTGATTTGGTTTGTTTATATATTGCATATAAATCTTTATAACCTTTTAATGGTAAGTAAACATTTTCAGTAGAGAGATATTTACTATATTCTAAATCAATGGTTAAATTATCAATAGTATAACCCTTTTTAAGTAAAAGAATAATATCTTCTTTCTTATATCTTTGATGTTGCATTTTTAGTTTAGATGTTATACCTAAACCTTTAATCTTTTCTTTTATTTCAAAGTATTTCTGATAATATTCATTTGATTTGATTTCATAATCACATTTAAAATCTTTGAATATATCATCAGGTCTAAGTCCTGTTCTGTTCCAAAACTTAACTTCCTTTTCTTCTAAGTAAAAGAAATCTTCAATAGAATCTCTATCAAAATTTGCTAATTGGATTTCGCTGTCTGAATAATACTCTCTATCCATTGGTTTTTCTTTTATTAAAGTATCTCTTATTTTCTCAGGAAATACAGTTAATAAAGCAGTTACACGTTTATTAAAGTTATTAACATAACGAGCAACATTATATTCACCAAGCATATCAGGATTGTTTTTTAATTCACTTTCAGTAATTACATATGAATTATACATTCCTGTTTTTTTATTGATAGATACATCACCATGAGATTTTGCAGTACCATTATTTACATAATAAATAAAGTCCATACCACTTGTATTGATATTATTAGCAATGACAAGTTCCATGTGTGCTTGTTTAGCTTTTGCCTTACCATTAATATCTGTACCTCTGTTTTGATATTCTTCAACAGTTTGTTTTAACCTTGATTTGGATGCTATCTTTTTAATAGGAATTTGTTTACAATAAATCTTTGTCAAATACTCATAATAGAATTCTATAAACTCTTTAGGTTTATTGGTGAGGATAAGTTTAATTCCTTGATTGACAAAATCCTCAATGTATTCCGACATGGTTTTTGATTTGATTGTGTTTCCTGTGACCTTTGGCTTGGACTTTTTAATTTTAAGATTCTTGGTATCTTCTGCCAAGTAAGAATTCTTCTCTGCGTATTCTTTAAGGTATTCATCTTCTTTACTTAAATATTCTTTTGGAATATTAAATATCTTTTTCTTATTCTTATCTTCAAGTGTTGAATATTCAAGGTTTGCATAATTCTTTCTTGAAAAGTTAGCAGCAGATATCCACATACCATCATTATCAAGTTTCATATATTGTCCTGCAATGATTTCATTATTAAACTTTTCAACCATTGCATCAACACCCTTATATGTTATACCTTCATATTCATATCTTAAATCATCAATTTTAATTGGTATTGCTAGTGTATTAAAATCTAAATCAACATTTGTATATTCAGGTACAGAGAAGTTACAACCATCAGTATCCTCTGTAATTGGGATTGCACCGAATTTCATAAAATAATGAATCATTCTTCTGAGGTATTGTCTACCTGTACAAGTAATGCGTTCAGCACAATCAAAATCTGCCCAATTAAAATATTCAGAACCAAACGCACCAAAGTTTGAGTTGTTAAGAATTTTAATTGGAAGTTGTAGAGCATCATAAAACTTCCTATCTGATTCAGGTAGTGTTTCATCCTTTGCCCACTTTTTATATTTATCCCTTGTAAACTTAAAATAACTTAATAATCTAAATAAGATATTGGTTACATCATGTTTTGGAAATACATAATGTTCAAGTTGAATAGATGGATATAGACCTGCATAGTCTTCCTTATAAATATTTTCAAAGTAACCAACTTTGAATGTTCTTGATAGACCACCTGTGAAATCTCTTTTATTAGGTGTTACAGGAATAGCAAGTTCATTCTCATAACTCCAAGCGGTCATAATAAGATTCCATGAACCTGCACCACCAATTGTAGCGGTTCTTTCTAATGATGTAGGAAGAAGTTTTGCAAGCATGAATGTTGATTCATTATAGATTTTATCAACTTGCAATGTTTCCCATAAGTCATCTTCAAGATATTGCTCAATAATTTCACTACCTGTTATTACTTTATCATAATCAGGTTTTGTATTAAGATATGATATAACATCATTTTGATGTTCATCGGGTATTAATTCATACTCATTAGTTTCAGATTTATTGATATAGAATTTATCTTCTTTCCACATTTGGAAAATCTTAGCACCATTCTTAACATACATACGATTAGGTTTGGCAATACCTGCAAATTTACAAACATATTTCAAACCTGCTTCTTTCATATTTGAGTTGATTGCTTGTGTTTTCCATACCGCATGAATTATATCTAAAACATTATAACCAAACATGGATGTTTTGGTATAGTATTTTGATTCATTACCAACTTTTAATGATGAGTTTTCAATTCTTTTAATTGTTTTATCATTAGTATAAGTTGTTGTTAATGTTAATATATCTAACCCTAATATTTCAGCTCTTCTTAATATGAAGTTAAAATCAAAGTCCTCACTATTATAACCAAAAATAATTGCAGGTTTTAGTTTTTTAATTATATTAAAAAATTTTATTATTAATTGTTTTTCTTGTTCATCATTATCCATTTCATTAACAAAGTTAATTGAAACAAATTTACGATTATCTTTACAACCAATAGCAAAGATTCTATCCTTATTAGGATAGAGACCTGTAGTTTCAATATCAAATACAAGTTTATGTATTTCATCGTATGTTTTATAACCATTAAACATACGAACACCTCTTTGAATTAAATATTGTTCTTCAGGTTTTAATGTATAAAATAAATTTCTATTACCTATTTCATAAAATATATTTATCTTTTCACCTTCAATTAATTTATCTTTAAAGATAATTCTATATACATTTTCACTTTCATCATGAAAGATTTCATAATTATGAAATAATGCTAATTTCTTTAATGTATTTGATTGAACGGTTATTTTAGGTTGCTCATTAATTAAATCATCTAGATTATCATTATCTTCATCATCAGATTTTTCTTCTGTAAATTCGCCACTATATTTTATTTGAATTGAATTATAAACAACTTTATTAACATTTCTAATAATGATTTCATAATTCTCTGAAACAGTATTGTATAATATACTATCATTATTAGAATCAAATACAAAAGGTTTACCCCCTTTGGTATCGGGAGTAAACAAATTTGTGGTGAATGTTTCAGTTGATTTCCAATATATGTCAAGACCGCCATGCCTAAAGAAAGCAAGTAAATCTCTCATTCCATAAATAGAATCCGTATAAACAATATGTGTATACCCATTTTCAAGTCTTTCAACTACAGCACCATTGTTATCTGTAATTTTTAACTTTTTAAATGTTATACCATATTTTGTCATATTCTCCCGATATTCATCTTTTCTATCTTTATAGAAAGGAATACCAAGTTTTTTTAAGTCCTTGACATAAATGAATGGTTTATATTCTTCAGACTTAATATACTTTTTATTGTTCTCAGGGTCATCAATAACTAATTGGACAACATTAGAATAAGAACTACCTTCAATACATACAATATGTTTTTGGTTTATGTTTCTACCATTTAAAAACCTTTCTACCTCTTCATCTTTAAATGTTTTGTAGGTAATCTTTTCTTTTATTGTCATTATTGTTATTTATGAAATCTCCTAAATGAATTTTCGGTAATGAATGCAAAGGTAGCCCTTTCTTTTAATTCTTCCAAATTTGTACAATTCAAATAACTCATTGTACTTTTCAAGTAATCATTAAAGTTTTCAATCCATCCATCAAAGGTATATTCAACTTTATTCCATTTGGCAATACCTTCAGATGTTTTGAGTTTATAATTACCCCAAATCTTTTGTACTTCTTTTGTGGACATACCAACATGCCTTTTGTATAATGAAAATTTATTTTTATAAAGCCATTTGGCTAAAGACATATTGGTAATCTTAAATTTTTTCCAAAGATATGGATGAGAATCGGAATCTAAGCATTTATTTAGAATTCCACCAAGCATAATATAGTCAGCACCAAGAGCAAGACCTTTAATAATGTCAGCAAAGTTTTTGAATCCACCATCAGCTACAATTAGAGATTTATGTGCATTTGCTTGTTTTATTCTAGCACACTCATAAATCAATGATGCCATTGGATAATGAATTGAAGCATTAGCACTTGTTGTACAAACACTACCACCACCAATACCGATACGACAATAATGGACACCAATTTTAGAAAATTCATCATATGTGTGAGGATTAGCAATATTACCAATCATTAATTTTTTATCTTTAAACTTTTTAATAAAGATTTTAGACAAATCTAAAAGTTTACGCATATGACCGTTAGCAATATCAACAAGAATACACTCAGAATCAAGTATAAGATTTTGAAATGTATCAAAATGTGTTTCAATTAATCTAAATTCTTGTAATGATATTGACTTAAACATCATTTTATTTAAACTACTATATTTAAATAATTCAGTATATGTACTGTATTCGTAATTTCTTGGAACACAGACCATCATTTCTTTTAACAAGTAGTTTAAAAACTCTTCATGAAATCTGTTTTCTTTTTTAATTGATAAAACAGAGTTCATTGGAGATGCCATCAACGGAAGTGGGTATGGTATTTTAACTTCAGTCCTTGATTCTATTTTTGATAGTATGGATGGAACTAAAGCAATATCATGGAAATCAAACTTAGGTGATTCCAAATTGTTAATAAAATGCATTATTCTTCAGTTTTAGATTCAACAGATTTATTTCTAGCTTCCATAACCTTATTATAATTCTCTAAGAATTTTTTAGTAATTACTTTGGCCTCAGTCTTTAATCTATTTGTTCTAGCGGTACTTTTTTTCTTTTGATTTTTTCTTTGTTTTGATACTGGCATAACATTAAAATTTATGCCTTAAATATAAGATTAAAATCCTAAAGTTTTGAGGAATTTTTTAAAAAAGTTTTTATTCTCTTTGGTTTTCAATGATTTAAATTTTTCAACTTCTTGAAAAATATTTTCAGAAAGAACTTGTTCTTTTAATTTATTTGAATAACCTTTCCAAAATTTCTCTTCCCTTATTTCTTCTTCTTTAAGGAAATTAATTTCATTTTGTTCTTCTTTATTCATCGTTATCTTTTTTTTCTATTTCTTCAATTTGTCTTTTTAGTTGTTCCAATTTATCTAAATACTTTTCAATTTGTGACATTTCAACTTGTCCATTTGAATATGTCATTTCTCTATCATCAACTATAACAACATCAGGATTAGCTAACCATTTTTCTAATTCTTTGTTAAAATTTTCAATTGAATGATTTGGATACATTTCTCCCCTGATATCAGTTAGGTAATAAACAGGTTTTGGTTTTTCTGCGTAAGTAAAATATCTTGCTTTCATAATATTTATTTTTTAAAAAAAAGGAAATACAAATTTATAAAATCTCTTAAATCTTTTTCATTTTTATTTTTGTAAATATAAAATCTTTCTTTGATAACTTTAATAAGTTTATCTACAAATATATTTAAGTCTACATCTTTTGTTATGATTTCATTTGAGTATGTTGTAAAATACAACAATAGTTTTTCTCTATTTGTAAAATCAAAATTATATATCTTTTTATATTCTTCTGATGTTTTATTGAAACACCATTTAATATATTCATCAATCTGTTCTTGATTATCAAAAGCATCAAAACCTAAAAAAGAGTTTATGAATAACTTAGTATAATCAATCATAAACTCTTTGCATACCTCTACCTTTTGATAATCTACATTCTCACTAAATAAATGATAATAATTATCTTTTGATATTTTATCCTTATCTTTTAAATCCATCATTTTAAACTAAGAAAACTTTTTTACTATCAGGTGAGTAAAGAAGTTTCTTGTTTAAAACTCTATTTTTAAAGTCTTCAGATAAAGTTTGACCTAAACCTTTATATATTAATTCTTTACAACCCGAAAGTTTATTTTCATTGATTTTTTGCATTTCAACGATATTGTTTGAATCAAATATAACAGGTTTTTTTCTATTTTCGTCATCAATGTAATAAGATTGTATCTGATTTAAGATATTTTCTTCATTTATAACGGTAAATGTATTTTCTTTTAATAATTCATCTGCTTTATCAACTTTAGGTAAGGTCTCCTGATTAAGGACTGCTCTATTTCTACCTGTACCAAGTTTATTATCTTTTTTGTATTGAATTCTTTTCTTAGCTGAATCATATGCTTTTGCACCAACTTCTTGTGTACTCATTAATGCTTTCTTTCTTGCTTCCCATACAGGGTCAACTTCACCATTTGGATTATTATCGGGAACAAAATCTTCTAATCCTCTATGACCTTTTTCAAGATATTGTTTTTGATGGTCAGATTGAAACTTATACATTGGAATATCTTTTCTTTCTCTTGAATCTTTATCATATTCTAAACCATCTCCTTCACCTTTTTGAACAAGCATAGTAGTGGTTTTGTTACTTGCATCTTTTTTATAGTAGTTATTAGTATCTTTTTGAGATTGTTTTTTAAGAGCATCAATTCTAACTAATGCATCAGGTCTTTTTTCTTCTGCTAGTAAACCAAGTCTTTGAACTAATCTATTATAATATTCATTTAAAGTTTTTAATGCTAATGTATCTAACTGTCTTTTATTATATACTTCAGGTAATTCACGACCTTGGTGTTTTAAAATAAAATCAGTAATGCTATCTCTATTATTTTCTCTGATTAATTCAATCTTAGGACTTTTAAATACATTACTAGGTGCTGATATCTTTTTGTATTCTACAATCTCATCATTCATTAAAGCATCTAAATCAACTAAATTATAATTTTCATTTACACCTTTTACACTTTTATTTGTACCTGAATAATGTGTTTTAGTATTAACTTTAACACGACCTGCTTTATCAACTTTTACAGGTCCTTTATTACTCTTAAATGCAGGGTTTGACCATCTACTATAAAAATCATCTAAACCACCTAAATCATTACTAGGTGGGTCAAACATATTCTGTCCACTCTTTAAATCAAATCCTCTTTTCTTACCTTTCTTTTTTGGATTAGCAACAGGATATCCACCTGTAGGTTGATTACCAACAGGGAATGCATTACTCATTGCAGTTGATTCTTCAATATTAGACTTTCTAACATAAACTTTATATACTTCACTACCTAATTTATCAATGTCATTAAATCCACTAAAACCTATTCTATCTTCTTCTTCACCTCCATAGAAATTAGCATTACCAACTTCAGATACAACGCTTTGAACAAAGTTATTTATTTTTTGTTCATCTTCATCACTTAATCCACTATAATCACCATTAATTAAAGCACCTAAAGCCCAACTTGGAACTTCATATTCATAAATATCTCCATTTACAAGACTGTTAATCAAATTTCTATCTCTACTAACTTCATCAATCATTTCTTCTTTATTGTCTCCACAATATGCTTCATTGATTAATCCAACCCAATTAGATTCATTTAAATAATCTTTAATACCTAATTTATCAAGTTTACTAGATTTAACAACTACAACATCTTTTGGAGATATTTCATTACCATATTCTTCAGATATAACATTTAAGAAATAATGATTTTTATTTTCTTTTAATTCTTCTGAATCTACATTAGAATAATCAAAACCATATAGAATATGGTTAGTTTCTTTTAATAAAGCAAAATGAGAATAGTTATATTTCTGCCAATCTTTTTTATTACTTTCATTAAGTTCTCTTTTTTCTAAATTTTTAGCTGAAACAACTACAATGTCATTTTCATTCAAGAATGGATAATTTCTTTTCACATCTTTTGTAAAATATTCATCTTTATATTTTTTTAACTCATCATGTTCATAACCTTCATAATTCCAAGATTCTAGAATTTTGTTAGTATTTTTATTAATTGCAAAATGAGTTTTATTACTTTTATTTTTCATGGTATTTTCTTTTAATTTTTTCTTTTCAAATTCATAACCTTTATTTATTGCATCTTTTACTTTTTTGTACATGTTAAATAATTTTTTATTTCCTTTAACATATTTATGGAAAAGTAAGATATTCAAGATTTCATTATAATGATATCCCAATTTTTCTTGAGCATTGATAGCTAATGCTTCATATTTATTTTTAAGAAAACCAACTTTGTCAACTAAAGCTTCCATTGCCTTCAAAGAAAAAGTTTTACGATTTTTAAATTCTCGTTTCTTTGTTTTCTTTGTTGCACCACCTTGAACTCTAGTATCAACAGTTGTTGGTTGTACTTGCTGATTTTCCATATAAGGTTTTTATTAAATAGTTACAAACAACTAATTATATTAAAATAATAAAGTTTAAATGACTAAAAAAGAGGAAGAATCTTTAAAAAGAGAGATTGTAAAAGAACTTAAACCATTTCTTGAAAAAGAAATTGAGAAAGTCGTTAAAGGTAAATTTACTGAAAATGAAATCAAAAAGGTTACAGTAAAAACTTTATCTAATTTATTTAGAGTACTTTGGAATAGGAAAGGTACTTGGGGTGATGCTGTTTAAAGAAGCAACATAGCTATTATAATTGCTAAAGTTGTGCCACCAAGAAAGGATAGTTTAATATTCTTTTTATCAATAATGTCATGTTGAGCAGTAATTAGACTATCTTGTTTATTTATTAAATTATATTGTCTAATCACTAATGAATTACAAGTATCTAATTCTATTTTATTATCTTTATTTAAGGTAGTTATTTGTTCAATTACTTTATCTTTAGCATTAATTATGGAATCTTTATATAAAGTTTTTTTATTACAAATGTCGTATAACATTTTAGTTTCATAAAAAAATTTAGTTTGGTCAGTATTAAAAGTATATAAATAATTATCCTTTTCTTTTGTAAAAGTTATAGGTTTTAATGTTTTAGTAGGGAACTTCTGAGAGTAACTTATAAAGGGTACTATCATCAATACTACCAACAATCTTTTTAATATCTTCTTCATTTTTTTCTAATTGTGCTATTCTTTTATTGTATGTAATTATTTTAATATTTTGTTTATCAATAAGTAAAAATATTGAATCATTTACTTTCTTTAAAATTTGATATCTGATTTTAAAATCACTTGTTTCTTTTTTAATGTTTTCAACTTCTTGAGAAGTCTTTACAACATCATCAGTATTTTTATCAGTTTTATCATTTACAAAATAAAGTAATACAGATAGTATTATTGTAACAATAATTAATAAAACTATTTGTAAAATATTATTATTCATTTATGCAGATGGTGTTTTTTCGCTCTCGTCTTTCCAAATTTTAAAATATTCTTTAACCTTTTGTAATGTTGTAAATGCATCATCATCTAATTCAAGTTCATCGGGAATTGTAACTGTAGGTTTATCTTTTTCAATATCATATGTAAATTTTAACTTACCTTCATATTTTTCAGCTTTAACAAGTTTATCGGATAATTCAGTTACTTTTGAATCATTTGTTGCTTTTTCAAATTTACTTTGTGCATCAGTATCAGCCATTTCTTCTGGTGTTGTCATATCAACAGCAGGTGCATCTTGAGTACCTTGTGTAGCAGCAGGGTCAGTTGGTTGACCTAACATATCAACAGCTTCTCTTAAAAAGGATGAAGAGATTGATTTAGTAGGTGTTCTCATACCTTTTGTTATTGCTAACAATTTTTTAAGTTCATCAACCTCTCTATTTGCATTTTTTTGATTATATCTAAACATATTATTTTTATTATAAATAGTTTTTTTCTAGTTATATGTATAAAATACGATTTTTCAAATGAAAGGAGGTAAAGCAGACAAATTAACATTGCCAAAAATTGCTAAAAAACATAAAGTTTCTATTGTGGATTTAACATCACAACTAAAGTTGGGTATTAAAACTGAAATGGAACATACTGATAATAAAAAACAAGCAAAAGAAATTGCTATGGACCATTTATCTGAGAATCCAAAATACTATACTAAACTTAAAAAAGCAAAGTTGGAAGAAACAATTTATAAACAATTAGAAGAAGAAAATATCCCATCTAAATTAAAATCAGATGTTGAGATTGAATATCATAAAAGTTTAAATCCTCAATTTTGGTTGAATAATCATTTAAAAAGTAATATCAGAAAAAATCTTTTAAATCTTGGTAAATACTATTTTAATAGTTTAGAATTAGATTCAAAGGTAAAATTAAAAGATATAATCTTTACAGGTAGTTTAGCAAATTATAATTATACAGATTCATCTGATATTGATTTACATATTGTTATTGATTATAAAGATGTTTCAGATGATGTTGATTTTGTAATGAATTATTTTTTACAAAAGAGAGCAGCATGGGAAGTATCAAATGATGTAAAGATTGGTTCATATCCTGTTGAAATATATGTTCAAGATATAAATGAACAGACTGTGGGTAAAAGCGCAATGTATTCAATAATTGATAACAAATGGATTAAGAAACCAAAGTATAAATTACCTGAAGTTGATAGGCATTTAGTTACCCAAAAAGTTAACAAGTATTTAGATATCTTTAATAAGATATCAATGATGGAAGATTCATTAAAGAAGATGGAGAGTTATAATAAAGTACTTAAAAAGATTAAGAAAGAACGTGGTGAAGCAACACAGACAGAAGGTGAGTTTTCAGTAAATAACTTAGTTTTTAAAGTATTGAGAAATAATAAACTATTTGATATTATCAAGGATAATAAAAAAGAAATAGTAAATAACGTATTTTCTATAAATTCTAACTAATTATAATAAAATATTGTTATGACTAACAAACAGCTATATAATTTAGTTTTTGAAAATTTCGTTCAAGCTAAGAGAGAACTCTTTAAAGAAGGTTACACAAAAAAACATTTAGATGAAGTTGATTTTAATCAAATTTTTGAACAAACAAAGAAGAAAATGCTTGAAGAAAAAGTGAAGTCTCTTCAAAGAGAAAATGAAATGTTGAAAGGAAAACTTTCTAAAATAAAAAGTTTAAAAGAAGGAATTGTTGATACACAAGGTGGTTTAGGTAGTGGTAATAGTAAACTAATGGATTGGTTATTTGATTTAATTGATAAAGGTCTTGCAGCAGGAGGTAATAGAGATTCTTTACTTAGTGTAATTGAAAAGGGTTTAATTAAATCAGGTAAATTAAGTGATGGATTAGAAGCTAGTGTGTTTACTAGAAATTTAGCCCCTAAATTAGGTAGAATGTCACTAACAAAAGCTGTATTAGAAGCTTTAAGAGAAACTGGTGTTAGAGGTGAAACTTTAAATGAAAGTAAAAAAAGAAGAAGGTATTAATAAATAAAATAAATAAAAATTTATAATAAAATGATTAAAAGAGCAGACGCAAGTAGAATTAGTAGAGAGAAAGCAACTAAAGAACAGATTGCTGAAAACTTTAAAAGGTTAGCTATTGATACTGATAAAAAGGTAGAATTAAAACCTTCTCTATTAAAGATTCAAAAAACTTTGGATGGTAATACTTTTGGTATTATTCATGAAAATAAAACTTATTATTTAAAGTATACTTCTAAAAAGGGAAGTACTAATCCTACTGATTTTAAACACTTGGATGGATTGAATACTACTTTTGGTATTGAGAAATTTAATTCTTTTGAAAAGGCAACTAATAAAATGTCTTTCATTTGTGAAGCGCAAAATAATGCACACAAATTAAGACTACTTCTTGAAAAAGATGAAGATACAGAAAAAGAAGACCCTGAATCTAAACTTTTAAGTGATTTAGATAAACAAAAAGAAACACCTGCTGCTGAACCTGCTGCTGATGCAACCGCTGATGCTGCTGCTGAACCTGCTGCTCCTGTTAATACAACTCAAACAGGTGCTGAATCAACAACAAAAATAGCAGATGATATTTTAGGTGGTATGAATGAACCTGATGCAGAAACTACTGCTGCTCCTGAAGGTGGTGCTACTCCTACTGCCGATGCTACTGCTGCTCCTGAAGGTGATGCTACTGCTGCTCCTGAAGGTGATGCTACTGCTGTTGAAGAACCTGCTGCTGATACTACTGCAACTCCTGAAGCACCTGCTGAAGAGGCTGACCCTAAAAAAGAATTCCAAGAAGCTGTTGGTAAACTTGGTCAAACTATTAATGACCTTCAAGATAAAGAGCAATTTGATGAAAAAGATATTAAAAATGCAATGAATAGTCTTATTACTGCTATTGGTCCTGAAGGATTTAAATTAGTTGGTGATAAAGTTGTTGAATCATTCTACAAAAAAATGCAAGGTTCGGAAATTAGTACTAATGATGCTGAAGAGGAAGCACCTATTGAAGAATTACCTGCTGAAGAACCTGCTGCTGAAGAAGAATCAACGGAAAAATTGGATGAAAGTTTCTTGAAGCAATTAAAAGCCGAATCTAAAAAATTATTAAAAGAACAGTTGCAACAAGAAATTCAAAAAAGAAAGAGAACTATTTTAATTGAAAATATTAAAAGAAAATTAGTTTAATATGTTTTTAATTCTTTTACAAATAGTACCAAGTACACAAATAATTTTTGCTGCATTGTCAGCAATAGTTGGTACTATTTTAACTTATGTTTTTGTAATACCTGTATTACAAAATAAAATTAATAGTTTAGAAGAAGATAAAAAAAATCAAAAAACAAGTTTTGATAAGATAGCCGAAGATATTAGTGAAATTAAAACAAGGATTGCAATATTAGAAAATTCTGATACTAAGATGACTAATTTAATTGATGAATTGTTTGATTCTGAAAAAGAAAATAATGATAAGTTTCAGTTAATGATTCAAAAAAATACAGAAGCTATTACTAAATTAGAAGCAACGCTTCAAAACTTAAATGAACACACTAAGAAATTAGATGATTTCTTTACTAGATTCTTAGAAAAGAAATCTTAATTATTATTATTTATGGAAAAAGAATATATTAATATTGAACCTATTAAGGTTCAAGAAAGTGATTTAAAATTAGTTTATGTAAATCCTGTCGGTGAAACTCATAATGGTTCACAAAAATTAGAATTTATTTTTTCAAATAATCCTGATGATTGTATTGGTCCTCAATGGGAAGATGTATGTGACTTAGGTGTATATCCACCAAGAAAGGGATTCATTAAAAAGGTAATGGAAGTTACATCAGATTCAATTGAATTTGATTGTATTGTGGATTCTTCAGAATTTAGAATGCTTGATGCAGTATTTGGTGTTGTTGCTCTTGCTTGGGAATATGTTGAGGATTATAGAAAGATGTCTTCATTAAACAAAAGTCTTGTTGTTTTTAGATATGGCGATTCATATTATGATGTTCGTGAGGTATTAAGAAACAATGATATCAAGTTTGAGGACTAATTAAGATAAAATCCCATGACTAAAAATGAGTTAATGATGGAGTATGCCAAGTGCGCTATTGATATAGAGTACTTTGCAAGAAAATATTGTAAAGTTTGGGATAAGAAAAAACAACAGTATGTTTCTTTTCAATTATTGCCACAACAAAGTCAAGTATTAGAAACATACAAAGAAAGTAACAGAGTTTTAGTTGCAAAATATCGTCAGGGTGGCATTACTACTGTGACTTGTCTTTATTTAGCACATTCAATTGTTTTTAGAAAGGATATTAAAGTTGGTGTTGCAGCTAACAAATTAAAACTTGCAAAGGAAAGTATCTTCTATCAGATTGCATCCATTATTAATAATCTACCAAGAGAAATATTTGGTAGAATACCAACTGATTCAGATACAAAAGAGATTAAGATTTATAACAATGGCGCAACACTACAGGCTTTCGCAGCATCTGCCGATGGTCTAAGGGGATTTACACCTGATATATTATTTATAGATGAAGCAGCGTTCCTTGAAGAAGGTGAAGAATTTATGTCATCTGCATCAGGTACAATGTCAGCAGGTGGTCAGATTATATTAAACTCTACACCAAGAGGTCTTGACCCAACATATTATGCTCGTTATGAAGGGGCAAGAACAGGTAAGAATAACTTTAAAGTTGTTGAAATCAATTGGTTTGAAGACCCTCGTTACAATGAAGATTTGATTTGGATTAGAGGTGATGAATTTGTTGAAGAAAAAGACCCTGAAAAATATATGCAATTAAGAGTTGGTGGTTATAGACCATCATCTTCTTGGTTTAGGGATATGTGTCAAACCTTTAACAATGACCCAAGAAAAATTGCACAAGAATTAGAAAATAAATTCTTGGGTTCAGGTGGTAACCTTGTTGATGAGGAAACCATTATGAGAATTGAAAAAACTTGTAAAGAACCAATTAGAACTGAATATGATAATAATTTTTGGATATGGGAAGACCCAATATTTGGATATGATTATTATTTATCTTGTGACGTTGCAAAAGGTAGTGGTGATGGTGACTATTCTACAATTCAAATATTTAAAAATGATGCTGTAAACATGTTACTTGTTCAAGTAGCGGAATATCAATCAAGAGTTCCACTTGAAGTAATGGGTGAGTTATGTTTACAATATGGTCAAAAGTATAATAATGCATATGTAATTATAGATGTTACAGGGGGTTGGGGTATATCAGTTATTAGATATTTGGTAAATAATAAATATAAAAAAATACATTACGATAGACCAAGACAAAACGATGTAAAAATTCAATTAAAGAATTTACAAAGAGGTGAGTTACAGCCAGGTTTCACAATGAAGAGTGGTGCTATTCGTGATTATGTTATTAGAGAATTTGAAAGAAGATTAAGAGAGGGTGAAGCATTAATTCACTCAATTAGATTACTTAGTGAAATCAAGACATTTGTATTTAATGATAATACAAATAGATATGACCACATGCGTTCAGCACACGATGACTTGTTGATTGCAACAGGTATGTTATTTGCTGTATATATGTTTTCTAAAACAATTGGGAATGAATTCAATATTTATTTGAATTATGCTAAATCAGCAATAGTAAGAAAAGGTGATGAATTTACTGATGCAAGTACTGAATTCCAAAAGAAAATGTTAAGTCAAGATGGTCAAGATGCAAACTATGAAAGAAAGAATGACATGCTTAAAGGAAAGGATTGGTATACAAATGGTAATAGTATAGATGTACCTGAACGTCAAACACCAAAGATTAATAATAATCCTTACATATTTGTCAGATAAAATATTTATATCTATTTAAGAAAAACGTATTTTATTAATTATGGCAGAAGATAATAAAGGCTTATTTTCAAACATTAATACTTTCTTTAGAAGAGCAACTGATGCTTTGGATAGCACACAAGGTAGATATGAAGCACCTGTTCAAAAAGAATTTATTACTGCTGCTTCTCAAGAAGAAGCTACAAAAAAAGCTGTGGAAGATGGTGCGATAAAGTTTTATAGAACTCAAAGCACCAAAATTGATAAGGGTAACGACCAACGTAAATTGATGTATGAATCTAGTAGAATGATGCTCTACTATGATTATTTATCAATGGATGGGTATCCAATTTTAGGTGCAGCATTAGATTTATTATCTGAAGAAGCAACAACAACTAAAAGTGATACAGGACAAATTTTAAATATTTATTGTTCATCTGATAAAGTTAAAAAAGAACTTGAAAGATTCTTTTATAAAGTTATGGATATCAATACAAATATATTTTATTGGTGTAGAAATATGTGCCAATATGGGGATAATTTTATTTTTTTAGAATTATCAAAAGAAAATGGTATTGTGGATTTTAGACAACTTGCATCACAATTTGTTGAAAGAAATGAAAAGTATGATGCTAAAAATAGATTTAGAGCATTCTTTAAATACAAAGACCCAAATTCTGGTGGTGAAGAAGAATATTTAGATTATCAAGTTGCACACTTTAGATTATTGGGTACAGGTGATAGACTTCCATATGGTTGTAGTGTATATGAAAAAGTAAGAAGAACATATAAGCAACTTTTTATGATGGAAGATGCTATGATGGTGTATCGTATCACAAGAGCAGCAGAAAGAAGAATTTATAAAGTTCCTGTTGGTAATGTTCCACCTGAAGATGTTCCACAAATTCTTGAAGCATTCGCTAACAATGTAAAGAAAAAGAAATTAGTTGACCCTAAGACAGGTGATATTAACTTTAAATATAATATTGCTTCAATGGATGAAGATATCTTCATTGCTGACAGAGGTAATACATCGGGTAATTTTGTTGATACACTTCCAGGTGCATCTAATCTTGAGGCAATATCTGATATTAATTATCTTCGTGATAATTTATTTACAGGTTTAGGTATTCATAAAACATTGCTTGGTTTTTCATCTGATTCAACAGGTGAAGGTGGAGGTAAAAATTTATCAATGCTTGATATTCGTTTTGCAAGAAAAGTAAATCGTATTCAACAAGCATTACTTGGTGAACTTAATAAGATTGCTATTATACATTTGGGATTGCTTGGTGGTGATTATGAATCATATATTGATGATTTTAAATTATCTCTTAATAACCCATCAACAGCATCTGACTTATTACAACTTGAAATTTGGAAAACAAAATTAGAAGTATATCAAGCTGCTACAACACCAAATCAAAATACAGGATTAAAACCAATGTCAGAACTTATGGGTAAAAAGAAATTTTTCCATATGTCTGAAGAAGATATTATTAATGACCTTCAAGAACAAATGCTTGAATCTAAGATTGGTGAAGAAGTTAAGAGTTCTGGTATGTTACTTAAATCATCAGGATTAATGGATAAAATGATTAAGTATAAAAATGCAGGATTTAGTGTTGCCGATGCACAAGGGCAACAAGCTAATACAGAACAACAACAATTAGATAATAGTCTTGGTGGTGGATTAGGTGGTGCTGATATGGGAGGTGGCGCACCTCCTATGGGTGGCGGTGCTGATATGGGCGGTGGTACACCTCCAATGGGTGGTGCTGAAGCAGGTGGTGGTGGTGCTACAGGTGGTGCTGGTTTTTTAAGTGAAGAAATATTTAAAAAGACTGCGGAATTAGATAGATTAATAAAAGAATAATAATTTATACTATTTATATTAAACACTAAAAAAAATGGTAAATTTTGGTAATGTCAAGTCAAAATTAAATAAAGCATATTCTCAAGATTTAATTGAAAATACTAGCAAGTATAAAAAACTATATGAAGAGTTTTTAAAAACAATTAAATCATCTCCAATTCTAATGTTAGAATATACGATTTATGAGAATCTAAAAAAACATAATCTTGAATATAATGAATCATTAAGATTCATTGAGGCTAATATCTCAGCTTTATCAAAAATTGACAAAACCGAATTACTAAAAGAAAATAAAAAACTTCAAAAGTTTGATTTAAAAGAAATAGAATTATCTGAAGATAAAATTACACTTAATCAGAACATTGAAAATGTTATTAATGAAAGCGTTTATAAAAAAATAACTAATGTTAATAAATTACACGAATCAGTAAATTTCTTAATTGAATCATTAACTAAAAAAGAAGATGCAAAATTAGAAAAAACTGATAAAGGGTTTAAAGTTAGTCATATTTTTCATCTAGCTAAAAAGAAATTAGAAGAAAGATTTTCAAATCTTCAGCCTGATGAAGTGGAAGTTATCTCAACCTTTATTAAAGGTGATGAAAAAAAGAAAAAAACTGTATTTGAAAGTTATAAGAAATCAACAAAGAATTTTCTTTTGAATGAAAAAGATAATATCAGTTCAGAAGTATTAACAGAAACATTTGATTTTATTGATACACTAGAATATGAATCTGAAAGTGCAATTGATAATTTGTCCAAACTTTTTGAGATTAAAAATCTAAACTCAAACAAATAATGAAAGAAGTACAACTACTAAAAGAAGGACAAGAAGGATATGGTTTATTAGTAGAAACTGATGCAGGTCTTATTTCAAATGATTTAACCACAAATAATAAAAAAATATTTGAAGATTTAAATTCAAAATTTAGAAGAAATGATTTTGATGGTCATTTCTATATTGATTGTAAACTTCAGGAAGCTGATGTTTTAAATCGTAACGGAAGAGTTTATCCAAGAGAAATATTAGCAAAGCAAATAGACGAATATCAAAAACTTATTAATGATTATGCAGCACTTAATGAAGCAGACCATCCTGAATCAGTTACAATTTCTTTACAAAACATTTCACACAGAATTGCCAAAACATGGTGGTCAGGTAACGCAGTATATGGAACTCTTGATATTATCGTTAGCGATTCATTCATGAGAGATGGTCATGGTTGGTGTATTGGCGATAAAATTGCATTATACTTACAAAGAAATCTTAAACTTGGTATCTCTTCAAGAGGATTAGGTAGTGTTAAAAAAGTAGGTGGAAAAAATATTGTTCAAGATGATTTTGAACTTATTTGTTTTGACTTAGTTGCTACACCATCTACACCTAACGCTTATCTATTTTTGGAAACAAAAGACCAATCATTGCAAGAATCAGTAGTAATACAAAACAATAATGTAAAAAAATATGATGATTCTATAAGAAAAATAATTGGGAATTAATTTTTTTACTAATTAAATATAGATAATAAAATAAAATGAATAATAAAAAGTCTTTATTACAAGATAGTTTGCAAGAACTAGAAAATATCAAGAATGAATCTTTGGAACTTGCCAAAGAACAACTGATTAATGAAAGTGCTGATTTACTTGAAAAAAAATCTGCTGCATTATTTGAAAAGATAATTGCAGGTGAAGATGTTGAAGAAGTAGAAGAGTCTAAAGAAAAAGAAGAAGAATCCAAAGAAAAAGAGGGAGAAGAAAAAAAGGAAGAATCTATTGAGGAATCAGTTTCACTTAATGAAATTTTAAGTGAACTTAATGATTTAGAAGGTGTTGACTCTGATGAAGAATCAGATGATGAAGAAAATATGGAAGATTCTGAAGAAGAAATGTCTTTAGATGATTTAAGAAAAGCAGCAGAAGAACATGGTTTTAAATTAGTTCAAGCAGATTCAGATGATGAAGAAGAAATGGATGATTCAGATGATGAAGAAATGGATTCTGATGAAGAAGAAATGGATGATTCAGATGATGAAGAAGATATTGAATTTGGTGATGAAGAATCAAATGATGATGAATTTTCTGATGTCAATGTTGATGATAAAGTCTTAGCTGAACCAAGTGATGAGGAAGAAGGGGAAGAAGAAGAAAGCTTTCAAAAAATAAATGAAAATTTTAAAAGAAATAATACTAAAATGAGAAATACAAAAAAACAAGTTTTAAAAGATTTAAGAGATGTAAGCTTTAATAAATTAGTTGAAGCATATTATAATATGGGTGATAATGATTCTTTCATCATTAAAGAAAATGAATATATGGAAGAAGATGATACATATGAAGAAGGTTTTCATTCAATGATGGATGAAGATTTATATGATGAAGAATATGAAGAAACTCCAATGAGTCATGAAATTTCATATAGACGTGGAGGTAATCCTTCTATGGATTCTGAAAAACCTTCTGTAAGAAATGCTCCTGATGGTAGTCGTTATTCTTATGAAAAAATGGGTCGTGATACTGTAATCAAAAATTATCCATCTTCAGAAGAAGAAATGTTTGGCTCACAAGATGAAGATATTATGTATGAAGTTGAAATGCATGATGAAAATTGGAACATGAATGAAATGGAATTAACCGATGAGCAAATCAATGAAATGCTTGCTGAAATGGGTGCTGAAGAAACAATGCACGATGTTGAAGAAGTAAGTGGTATGGATAGAATGCAACCAAAAAAATCTGTATCTGAACTTGAAGAAATGTTTGAAGAAATGACAATGGAAGAACTTGAAGAAATGAATGAAATGCTTCAAGAAGAAGGTGATGGTGAATCAATGACTTTTATGAATAAAAATAAAGATGGAATGAAAATTGATGTTGACCCTAGAGAAGATTATCCAATGGAAGAAGATTATTCTAATTTAACTGAAGCTGAAATTGAAGAAATGTTACATTCAATGAAAGAAGAAGATGAATTAGAAGAAAGTAGTGCTATTAATAGTCGCACCCAAAAATCAGCAAGAAACATGGGTGCTGATGAATCTGCTCAAGGAAGACCTGACAGACGCTCAAAACCTACTCTTGTTTCAGAAGAAGATATGGAAAATGAAGAATTTGAATCTTTACAAGAGCAAGTTAAAAAACTTAAAGCAGAAAATAAAGCCTTAAATGAAGGTTTTACAAATAAAGTTAAATCATTAGAGAATAAAGTCTATGATGTAACAATTAGTGCATTGAAAGCAGGATTTGTAAACAAGTTTTTACTTGAACATCCTCTTAGAGAGAATGAAAAATTACAAATTATTCATCGCTTTACAAATGCACAAACAAAAGAACAAATTAAAGAGACCTATATTTCACTAACAAATGAGTTTGCAAAAGGGCAAACAGTTAAAGATGGTTCAATGTTGAATGAATCAGTACAAAATAAAGTTGGTAAAATTCATAGAACTGACAATGCACTTGTCAAAGAAAAGGATTTAATCAATGAAAGTGATGAATCTAATAGGTTTAAACAATTACTTAACTATAATTTTGGTAAGAAAAAATAAAAAACAGAAAAAATCTTACTATTTAAATTAAATTAAAAAACATTAAAAAATTATGTACGGAATTACCGAAATCCTTAACTCTGGAAAAGTTGGTCAAGAATACAGACAACTTAGAGAACAGCGTGAATTGATTACCGAAAAGTGGAATCAGTTCGGCTTGCTTGATGGCCTTGAAGGTCACATGGCAGAAAACATTGCTCAATTGTATGAGAACCAAGCGTCTTACTTAATCAATGAATCAACTGATGCTACATCTTCAGGTTCATTTGAAACAGTTGCGTTTCCAATCATCAGACGTGTTTTCCAAAAATTACTTGCAAACGAAATCGTATCAGTTCAGGCTATGAACATGCCGATTGGTCGTTTGTATTTCATTAACCCTAAAATTTCTACAAGAGTTGGTACTACTGCTCACACAGCATTTGATGGTGTGTATAGCAATGCTGCTGCTAACTATGTTAACGGTGTAAAAGTTGCTGGTACTCAATATCAGCAAACTTCATTGTATGATTCTTTCTACAATCAAGGAAGTGATTTTGAAGATGTTGGTGGTCTTTTTGATAGAACTAAAGGTAGAATTACCAACAGGTCTATTGCTGCTGCTGCAATTATTTCAGGTGTTCCTGGTAGTGCAAGTGGTTCTCAGAGATGTTTAATTAGAATCTCAGGATTTAGCACTACTAACGAAGGTAAATTAACTGGTCCTTCAGGTCAAATCATTGATACTGAATCATTTTTAATGAGCTTAAAAGTTACTGCATCTTCTGCACTTACTTCTCAGGCTGATGGTTCTACTATCATTGCAGCTGGTGACCCAATTCCTTTTAGACTTCCAATGCAAGCTTATGCAAAAGAAATCGTTGCTAAAGGAACTGATTACATTCTTGTTGACTTAATTCTTAATTCACCTTTAAGTGGTGGTACTGTATATGGAAATAATCCTTATGCTGCAAATGGTACAGGTTTAAAGTCTACTGTTTCATTTACTGCTGCTAACCTTACTGCTTCATGGAAAGAATACTCTTCTTTAGAAGAAGATGCTGAAATTCCACAAGTAACTTTCACATTTGACTTTATTGACGTTTCTGTTGAAAAGAGAATGTTAGGTGCTACCTTCACTCCTGAACTTCAGCAAGATGTTAACGCATTCCACTCAATTGATGTTGAGGCTGAATTAACTGCACTTCTTTCTGAAGTTGTATCAGGTGAAATTGACCGTGAAATCCTTCGTGACCTTCGTAAGTCTGCTTCACATGTTGAATATTGGGATTACTCAGCCTATGATAGAAGATTCCAAAGTGCTGCTAACAACATTGCAATCACTCGTAAGGATTACAACCAAGAGTTGATTACCAAGATTAATCAAATCTCTGCTCGTATCATGAAATTCACTCTTCGTGGTGGTGCAAACTGGGTTGTATGTTCTCCTGAAGTTGCTGCTGTTCTTAATGACCTTGAGTACTTCCATGCTTCTGATGCTTCTGCTGAAGAAACTAAGTTCTCTTTAGGTATTGAGAAAGTTGGTTCAGTTGCTAACAGATACACAGTATATGTTGATGCTTATGCTCCTGCTGGTGTTGTTCTTATTGGACACAAAGGAGATTCAATCTTCCACGCAGGTTACATCTACGCTCCATACGTTCCGTTGATGCTTATGCCAAAAACCATTAACCCTGCTGACTTCAAACCTGTAATGGGTATCATGACTCGTTATGCGAAGAAAGTCGTTAACAACAGGTTCTATGGTAAAGTGTTAGTAAATGGTCTTCCATCTGCTTCACCTGCTGAATTTATGTTAGACACTATCTAATATAGATTAGAATAAAAAATTAAGGGGTAGATTTTTCTACCCCTTTTTTATTTACTATTTATAATAAAATGATTAAAGTTTCTTTTTCAAAAAAAATAGACAATTTAAATCCTGCTAAGTTTAAACATTTAACAATGTTTTTAAAATTTTGTAGGGATGAATTAGATATTACTAATGATATAAGAGTATTTTTACTGACAAGAAAAAATAAATTAGATATAACAACAGGAGGTTATAATCCATCGGATAAATGTGTTTATACAATTGCTGAAGGAAGACAAATTGCTGATGTACTTAGAACATTGGCGCATGAACTTGTTCATCAGAAACAAGATTTACAAGGAAAAATTACAGGTAATATACCTGATATAGGTGGTGTAATAGAAGATACAGCCAATGCTATTGCAGGTAGATTGGTTAAGATGTATGTAAAGAAATATGAGGCTAGAGATATTTACTCTCTATAGATTATAAAAGCACTAATGCCTTGAGATAGAAATATAAAGAACCAAGGGAGTGTTGTAAATAAACAAAATACTCCAAAGATAAAAAAACAAACCCATACGGAAAAGCATTTAATGCAAGTACCAAGAGGTTTTGCTACTTTTTTTGATATAGGTTCAACATACTTTAATAAAAGTATATAATACCAATCTAATATATTTCCTTCATTAAAAGAAAAATCTAATACTCTAGTCAATTGAGCTGAACAAAAGCCAATTGCTATTGATAAAAATAATTCGTACATTATCTTCTAGGTCTTCTAACGGTTACTGATGGTTTTTTAGTACCTTGACATCCACATCTATACATAATTTTTAAGGTTTTGAGGTAATCTGTAATCTCTAACATAACTTGCACTAATCTCTTTAAAAAATGGATTATAATTATACATTTGATTATTGCTGAGTATATTAGTTATTGTATTTATTTCATAAAATCTTTTTGTTTGATTATCATCATACAAAAGAAAATCCCCCTTTTTAGGGTCTGCTTGTGTTTTTTCCAATTCATCTAAAAATATACCAAATTTAACTGATTCCATTGTTTCATTAATAAGCATATTATTTCCTAACTTAGATGTTTCTGATTTACTTAATGAAACGAATGCACTTAATTTAACAGGGTCAGCAAATTCTTTTTCTGTTGGTAAGCTTTCACCATAGATATCTTTTTTAGATGCTGTAATATTTATTGAGAATAAATATATAAATAAACCCATATCTTCATCAATATAGTCTTTTGACATTCTAAGGTCAATTAAGTAATCTTTTTGATTATAATACGGTGTTTTTGCCATTTATTTCCAAATTATTTGAGTTTGTGCAGGAGCATATGATAAAACTTTATTTAGATTTTCACCAATTGATGCTTTCTTTTCCATAATCTTTTGATATGTAAAATCTGCTAATTGTTCTTGTAATTCTTTAAATATAGCTTCTTTTTCTTTATCATAATCTTCAGCAAAATATTTATAATCTATTTCAAGAACTTCATCTCTTTGAGGTAATTTAATTTTACCTGATGTTTTTGCCCAAATAGTTGCAAGGAATTTTTTAACATATGCTACCGCTAATCTTCTTACTTTGTTTTTAGAAGGTGCATTTAAGTTTTCCCATTTTTTCATTCTAATTGGAACATCAGAAGGAAGTTTTACAATATCTTCATTTTCTTCTAAACATTTATCTCTTTGTTCATTATCAAATGTATCATAATAAAAATACCATACTTTAGAACCTTCATATGATTTACCAAATTTACCAACAATTTCTTCCCTACTCCCTGGTATTGGATATAAGAAAAGTTTCTTTGTTTTATTTGGTCCTGGTGCTATTCTATATGTTAATTCACTTTGTATAATCTTTTTCTTTTGTAATCTATCCATAGTAGATAGAATCAATGAAAATGATGGTAACATTGATTGTGCAGGTACATTACCATAATACCAACCTGTTGGTGCGCCAAACCAACCACCACCCATACCAATAGGGTCAAGAATATTAGTTGCAATTTGTGGAGGTGTATACCAAAGAATTTCATTTATTTCTCTTCCTGATGGTATTGTATAAACTTGTGTATCAGCAGAGATGACTACATAATCACTTTTTAGTTCCCATTCTCCTAATGTAGAAATACCTGTTTGTTTGCCATAAGCAACAGCAAAGGATTTTTCAAAATCAAGTGTTTTAGTTGTAAATGCTTCAACAAAGTTAGCTGAACTAATACTAAGACCTTCTAAGGTTGACCATTGTTGTTCAATTAACCAATTATCCAAATAAGAGATATAATCTTCTAAAGCCATTTCAACATAGGTATCAATAACATCATCAGTAACCCAATCATTATAATCACGAACAGGTTCACCTATTGATACTCTAATTTGTTTATAAAGTTTTAATTGCTCTTGTGAATCTTTAAAAATCATTATGACTTATTTACTATAAGTAGTCATAATATCATCTATATTCTTTAATTCATTCACTTCTTCAATCTTTTCCACAATTTCATTCTTAGGTTTTTTAGGTGATGGAGTAGTACGAATTGAATTAATTTTTTTATTAATACTTTCTTCAAGTTCTTTCTTTTCTTGTTCAAGTTTTTGATTTAATTCAAAAATCATTTTTTCTCTTTCTAGAAAAGTATTTTTTATTTGAACTAGAATATTAAATAACTCATCTGTATAATCAACAGATTTTAAAAGAAACTGATAGATATTGTATTGTCTTCCATTATCCTCAAAAGTTTTTTTAGGATTTTCTAATATGTAAACTTCATTCTCTTCAAAGAATGGGGTCATATCCCAATCAGATGGAAATGACATATAAACATCAACAAAATCGTCAAAGTTAATTTGAACGATATAGTTTTTAAGTTCTTCAATTATTTTTTTAAATTTCATATAATAATAAATGTAAATATATAAGTTATTGCTAAATAAAAATATTGTTTTTCTCTTTGTGTTAAAGATTCAGATAATTTTTCTTGTCTTCTCATGCATCTAAAAAAAATATACATAATGTAGATAAAATAAAATACTGACCCACAAAACATAAATTTCGGTATAAATGTACCAAAAAATTTTATTAATAATTCTATCATATAAATTTGCCTCTTGATGTAATTGTTTTTTTAGTTTTTATTTCAGGTGGTGCAACCCTACCTATTGCATCTTGATTTACTTGTGATTTTTCTAGTTTTTCTTGTATAACTTCATATATGTCGTATGAAGGAAAACCATTATAAATATAATATAATTTATTGACTTTATCAATAAAAATTTTGAAATAATTTTTTGAACTGTCTATACTACCTGGACTACATTCAAAAAATCTTAATTTACCATTCGCAGAGTTAAAAAAAGAAATTTTTAAAAAGAATGTTGTTTTATTTGTATTTACAATAATATCTGATGGTATATAAATATTACTAAACTCTTTTGATAATTTAGAATTTTTAAAACTTATAGTTGTAGCAGTAAATGCCGAAAAAACTCTAAATAATTTTACATAATTTCTAGATAGTAATTTTTGATTTCCTTCCGAATAATTATCATATAAATCAAAAATATAATATGATTCTTTAGTAAATGCAAAATTTGTTATCCCAGCAGCACCATAATCTGCCACATTATTAAAATATGGTACTAAATTAAAATTATCTCTTGGTATAAAGGTTACATATTCTTCATCTTTATCATCTATTAATGTTTGAGCAAATGCTTTTTTTGTTTCAGAATCAATATATTTTTTAATTGATTCACTTTTAGGTAATAAATTAAAAGATTGATTAATATCAATATTGACACTATAACCATTTCCACTTGTATTTTGACTTAAAATATTGTAATTGTACATCCTTCTCTTTTTATTTGTCTTGGTTTCAAACTATCTTTATCAAAAAGAAATCCTCTATCTCTAGTATTAGATAAGAATTCATTAACTAAAACTGTTGTATTTTTATCTGATAAATCAGGTTTAAGATAAAATAAAATATCTTCAAAAACATAGTGATTATTGTTTATAAACGGTCTATCATAATTATCAGGGTCACCATATGTTAATATGTCTCTCCATACATATTTTCCATTATTAATAATAGCATTTTCCCCAATTATTGTATTTGTGTTTGTAACATCAACCTCATTTAAAAATTGACTAAATTTCTTTAATTCAATTTCATGGAATGGTTTAAATATAAACCAAAACCCAACTCTTATATATGAACCACCATCAGTACTGTATGAATATGCACTATAATTTTCATTTAAATATGCATCAAAACTACTTTGATTATTTGTTGGTGGATAATCAAATATTGTAATTTGTATTGTATATTCTTTTTTTAGTATTTCATTAAATGTATAATTTTCTCTATCAAATTTTATTAGATTTCCTTGTATATTTGTTAAATCTCTTGTTGATGAATTAAATGACTTTATATGAACATTTGCTCCCTTTTTATTATAATCACCATTTCCGATATTAAGATAGTTTTTAATAAATCTTAAATTTAAATTTATATTATAATCATTAACTTGTAAATTATAAATTCTAAATAAATTATTTAATTTTGGTAATAAATATTTTTTAATATCATCCCTTGTAAAAAAATAACTTCCTTGATTAATTAAATCAATTTGTGCATCTGTAAATGAAACTGCTGAATAATTAAATTCACTATTTAAATCTATTTCATTAATATACTCACTATTATAAAATAATTTTTCATATGTTCCCATATTTAAATCAACTTTAGGTATAAAACCTAAATAAACTTTATTATCATATACCACATCATTACCTGTTTGGGATGAAAGTGATATTAATTTGTATGGGTCTAATTCTAAAGTGTTAATTTTAAAATGATAATTTCTTTCATTATAAATATTTTTTGAATATGAAAAATATGTTAAAACATAATCTGATGGGTTTGATACAACTTCTAATTTTTCTATATATGTATCTCCTGTAATATCTTGTACTTCTTTTAGTCTAAAAATTCTGATATCAAAAAATTCTTCTAAATTAAAACTAATATTTGAAAAACTTTCTGTAAATAAATTTTCAATCCCACCTAATATATCATTTGGATAATATACACTACCAAGTTGATTTGATATAGTATATCCAATTTTTTTATTTCTTAAAAAAGATAAATAATTTATGTTACCATATATTCTAAAATTTGAAGAATTATTCCTTTCTTCTACGGATAATTCAGATAAAGATACAACTTTACTATTATTGAATTCATCTATTTCTTTATGTGTGTTCTTTAATGCTAAATTTATATTTAAATTAGCATCAGTTGCAAGTAAGTGTCGTTTATTTGGTTTTATATTTTCCATTATAAATAACTGAATAAATACTGAATGCAATTGTTATTCATTTGTCCTATTAAAAAATATCTTTCACTTACATCATCACCATTATCTTGATTTAACCAAGATGGTGTTTGTGTACCACTAAGACCATAATTACTATTATTATATCTAGGGTAACTACCTTTTAGTTGAGATTTGGGTATTCTAAATCCAAGCTGAGTTACATTATTAATTCTATAATCTGCAAATTTAAATAAGTCTTCTTTATCAACTTTAAAAAAAGTTGTATTTATTGTCACTCCATTTGCTAAAAATCTACTATCATATTGACCCCCACCTAATGGCATAGTATTGTGGTCTAAAAAATTTACATCAGCATCAGTTTCAGGAACAATATCTGAATCTACACGAATTGGATAAATAAGTGATGCATCCTGTCTATATTCAAAATTTATAAAATATATAGAAAAATTCATCCATTGATTTTTAATTGCAAAAATTAATCTTGCGTTATTATTGCCATTACCTGTTGATGCATCGGCTGAAGTTCCTTCTTTTAAATGGTTATAAAAATTTAAATATGATTGACCTTGCCCATAACTATTACTATAGTTAGCATTTGGATATTTATTTAAATAAGAACTTCTAGATATATTTCCAAAACCATTTTCACCAAAATATAATATATTTGTTTGCTCACCATCATATTCATCTTCTGGTGGTCGTGTTACTGCTTTTACTGTATTTTTTTGCGCCCAACTATATATTTCACCGTAATCAAATTTATAATGTGAAAATATTAAATGTTTATAACTATTAGATACATCATATGCGCCATAATATCTGAGATGTGGTATCCTAAGAACTATTTTATTTGCTTGTTCACCACCAGGTGGATTATCAATAGGTTCGTTATTATTAACAAAAAAATAACCTCTAAAAGAAGTAAATGCACCTGTTTCATTATCATCTGCCACAGAAACTATTTCACCAAATTCATTTGTCACAACTTTATTTCTATTACAAGTAATTGTAATTAATGCGTTTCCATTATTTTGAAAAAATTGATATTTGCTTTGTTGTAATAATTCAATATCTTGATTAACATCATAAGGTCCATAAGACCCAGCACTTGCATGTGATTCTAATACAGTATTTTTGAGTGTGAAAATTCTAATACTTAATGACCCTTTGGCATGTGTATTTATTTTAATATCATCACCTCCATTTCTTGTTTGACCTTCATTAGTATTTGAAAGGGTAGGTCTTGTCCACCAACGATTTTTAGCTTGTGTAAAAAAATTACCAATTACAGTAGTAAATGGTTGTATCTTTTTTTGAAGTTTAAAATCTAATCTATTAATACCAACATTATTGTTATCGGGATTTTGTGACCATAATGGTTTAGTATAAATGGTTTGATTTTGTATATCAATATTTGGTAATCTTTCTAAAGGTATTTCAGGATTAATACTTGGAACACCATTATCATCCATGAAATAAAAATCTGGTAATCCTCCTTCAGCTTTTAACAAAGCAGCAGTTGTTGAAAATTTACCAATATCTGTAATATCACAAGACATATTAACAGTATATGTCCTATTAGAAGGAACAACTAATATATAATCACCACTTTCATTTGTAAATGTTGAAAACTTATAATATTTTTCATAAACATATGCAAGCGTTTCATTTGATAAAATTTCTTCTTTTTCAGGAAGTGTTCCAACAGGTGTTTTTGGTGTTGCGCCAATACCATTTTCATTTGCAGGATAACCATTAAAACCTCTGTTTCTTGAATATTTGGGTAATAGATTATAAATTTTACCATTACCATCTTTATCAAAAACTGTCTTGTAAGGATAGATTGCTGCTGCTTCTATTTTTTTAATATCATCAATATTTGTCGGTCCAATAATAGTATCTTCATCTGTCTCAATAAAAACTGATATTCTAGCATTTGGTATACCAACATCTTGTCCTGTAACTCTACCAACAATAACAGAATAATCAGCATCAAATAATCTATAAACATCTTTTTGATATATTTTTAAAGATAAAATATCTAAAGATTCATAAGTTTGGTCAAGATTAACACTAAGAAAAGTGTCACCCATATTTGTTCTTACTCTTAAAGATTTGTGGTTACTGTTATTTGAATTTAAGAAATTTAAATTTCTCATGATAGTTTTTAATAAATAGTTCATAACTATTTATATAAAATACATTTAAGTGGCAAAAAAGATAAAATATATTGGGAATGAGCCTGTAAACAAATATTCATTACCATCATTTTCAACATTTAATGATAGTTATTCAACTACCATTTTTAATGGTGGAATTGATTTGTCAACAAGTTTTTCTATCTCTAACACAATAAAAAGAGATAAGAAATTATTAATAACGAGAAGAAATGTCACACTTAGCGATTTAAAAATTTACAATATTAATGAACTTAACAGTTACATTAAAATTGCTGATAAATTAAAATTAAATATTGATAAAACTAATTTATCCGCACATGCTGTTTATGGTTCACTAAAGGAAAAATTTAGAATAACTATTAATAATATTATTAATAAATTTCCTGGTGGTTTACATATAAATGATTTTGTAAGTGGTGTAACATATTACAATGTATTGGATTATACATATGATGATAGTACAAATATTTCATCTTTTAGAATTCCAATAAATGTTATTGAGAATCCGTTCTTTTTAAACTTATCCGCAAATAAATTATTGGAATCAAGGGATTTATATAATATTCCTGTAAGATTTAATGATTACGTTTTAACATATAATGGTATAATATATGGAATAGAAGGATTTACAGGTATAAGTAATACAAACTCATCTTATTTATATTTAATAATAGATGGTAATCCATTTTCTGGTAATTCTACACCGCAAAATATTAGTGACAGATTTTTAATTACACCAAATGATATTGAGTTTAATAAATTTTATGGTAGTCTAAATGAACTTGAGAGATATTTTTTAAATAGAGATACGACACCTAAATATACATTTCAATTTAAAATTCCTCAAGTTAATGAGGATGATGAATTAGAATTTATTGATTATACATTAAATTTTCCATTAGCTTTTGATGGTTATAATTTAGATACTATATCAATAAGATATATTACTTTTTTAGATAAAGTATTTGAAATTGCTAATTTATATGATGATTATAAATCAAATCTTATCATTAGAAAATTTACACCAAATTCTTTAATTGATTTTGATGGTACTGATTCTTTTAAAACGGAATCCATATTAAAAATTTATGGTAATAAAATTGATGAAATCAAAATGTTTTTTGATTCCTTAATGCACATTAATACAGTATCATATGATAAGATTAATAATATACCTGATACATTAATTAAGAATTTAGCAAGAACATTATCTTGGAAAGCACAAAATATTATTAATGATAAAGATTTAGTAAAAAGTATTTTTAAAACAGATAAAACCAATGATACAGATGTATCAGCATCACTTGCTGAAATTGATATTGAGTTATGGAGAAGAATTGTTAATAACACAGCATTTTTCTTAAAATCAAAAGGAACAAGAACCGCTATTGAAACTATATTTGCTTTTATTGGCGCACCTGAATCTTTAGTTGACCTTACTGAACATGTTTATGTTGTTGATGCACCTATTGGTAAAACATTTTCAATTACGGAATCCGATAATTCAACAGGATTAATTGCTAGACCACCATATGATGAAAATGGATATCCTGCTGCACCATCTCCATATGATTTAGAGTTTTTCCAAGTTGATGGAAATGAAGATTTTGGTCAAAAATATATTGATATTTTTAGAAAAGAAGGTTTTGCTGTTACTAAAACTATTGATAATAAAAAATCTTGGGTTTATGTTGAAACAGCAACAACATATTCATCTGTTAATAGAAATACGAGATATAAGTCTAATGATTCTAGATTAATTATAAATACAAAAGAAATTGATATTGGTATTGATATAGCTAGAGCAATTGAATATGATGTATATCAATTTAATGTTCAATTTAATTATCCTGTAATTGATACAGGAAGTACAATACCATACCCTCAAAGAGAATCAAATAATTTTTTAGTATCAGGTCTAACATTTGCTGAATATATAGATAGAGTTTATTCTTCATTTATTAATGCACAAAATAGAAAAGTTAGTGATTCTGCAATTGGTTCATATTATCCATCGTTAACAAAACTCTATTATGATTATTTAGAAAGTCCACTATCAACTAATAAAAAAACATATAGACCATTATATGATTTTGTAAGTAATATTGATGCTATATTTACTGTTTTTGTGGAACAGTTTATACCTGCAACTACAATTTACGATGGTTTAATTAAAATTAGAAATACTGAATTCACACCTCAAAAATATGTTTATAAACAAGGTATTGATGATGGTTCTGAGTTTGAAGGTAGTGTTAAAGATAGTGAACAACTAAAACAACAAAATGTTATTATAATTCAAACAGAATTATTTGATACATATGAAGATAGTTTAAGTGTTGCAACAATTACTACAGAAGTTAAAAGTAGTAATTCAGGTAATATTGATACCGACCCATTTGCATATGTTTATAGGGCTAAAAATATTGAACCTACTTGGGATGGTCTTGTATGTGATAATGAAAACCCTTCATTTAATATAACAGGTGCAACCAAAATAGAATTATCAAGTTTAACAAATAATTCCTTATATAATAAAGAAATAGGAACAGGTCATACTGTCTCTTTTAATTTTACATCAGGAACAGAAACTTTATCAGCATCATCAACAGTATTTTATTTTAATTTACATAATTATGATTATACACCAAGTTTTGATGGTTTTTCTGACACACCTGTATATACATTTAGTGCTTTATCTTCTTCGTTTACGTCAACAACAGAAATAACAACACTAATATCAGATTCTTTATTAACATGTGATACTGAATATATAATAAAACCATACTTTAAATATGATGTTTGCCCTCAAGAAGGGTTAATATTTACTGCAAAAACACCATATACAATGTATGAAAATTTTGTTTATAATGATTACTCTATTCTTTATAATAATCCACAAACTGAAAGATTTTTTGACCCTACTAAATTTAGTTTATCTACAGGTTCAAGCGTTTCAACACTTTTATCAAATACAGAATATACACCATTATTCAGAAATTATAATACATTAAGTGATTATTATTTTGTTTCCACTTGTGATGCGGAAAAACCTTTATTTACATTCCCTGTTTCTATTGAAACTGATGGTTTAGTAGTTGAAACAATTCCTGTTAATGATACAGGATTTACTAAATTTAATTTAATAAATGAACCTGTTGGTGATATTGTTGTTGCAGCTAATGGTGTAACTTTATTAGAAGGACTTGAGTATAGTGCTGATACTTCAATAAATATACCTTCAATACGAGTAAGAAGTTTTGTATTAAGTGAACCATTGACATCAGACTATGGTGACGTACTTACAGTTGCATATTATAAAAATACAGCAAATAATCAAAAATTAATAAAAGAAAATTTTCAATATAGTGGTTCACCAAATATTACATCTAATGGTTTGAATTACACGGTTAATTTAAATTATGGTAGAGCAATAAATAATTCTGATGTTGTTGTATATATAAATGGTGTTATGTTGACAAATGGCCCTGATTATACAATTTCAGTTTTTAATTCTCAAAATATAGTTTTAGATAGTGATGTTGTTCTTTTAGATGGTGATGTAATTTCAGTTGTTTATTTTACACCTAGTCTAGGTACTGATGTTATAAATCTAACAGGTGGTTCGTCATATGCAATGTTTTGGAGAATTAATTCATTAATACCATCAAATGTAACAGGTAATTTTACGCATCAATTTTATGATTTACCAAATACAGGATTGACAGGCAATAGTTTATATTCAATTAATACTAGTTATTTATATAATACTTATGATTTTAGTCAAGATTTAACATGGTCACTTACACCATTAACACCTGGAGGAACTTATTTTTACAGAATAAAATCTGAAAAATATTTTACAACAATAAATAATATAGGGTTTACATCAACAACCTATAGTGATACAATTAAAGTTAGATTACCTGTATGATAAATTTTTTAAAAGACCATCAAAGTGAATCAAGAGGCACTAATGTGCCTATTGGGTTTAATAAAAATATTTATATGGCTAAAGTCATTAATGTTGATGACACTTTAAATGTTGGTAGAATTAAAGTTTTTATAGATGGTATTGATAGTCCAAGTACGGATGACCCTGATATTCCATTTGCCTATCCTTTAATGTCAAGAATAGTACATATTATGCCAAAAGTTGGTGAAGCGGTATTGGTTGTATTGGCTGATAGTGATAAAAAATATGCAAATAGTTTTTATGCAAATAGGTTTTGGATTGGTCCAATAATTTCAAATTATGAATATGTAAAAAATGATAATCATGATATACCAGGTGGTTCAACAGTTGATTTTGATGTTCCAATAACAAAAAATTTAACATATGACCCATTACAAAAAAAATCTCAACCAAAAAAAGAAAGTGAAAAAGATATATTTCCTGTAGATTCATCACTTGCAACAAAACCTGAAAGTGATTTAGATAATGTAACTATTGTTGGTAGAAATAATACAGATATTATTCAATCCAAAGATAAAGTAATTATAAGAGCAGGTAAACATAAAAAAAATATACCCACACAACAAAATTTTTTAAATCCATCATATTCTATTTTAGAATTGATTGATGAAAATACATCTTATGGGTTAACAGCAAGTAATGAAATATTTTTAATATCTCATAAAGGTAGATATAGATTCAAAAAAATATTAACAAATGAAGATATTAAAGATTTAAGAGAAAATTCTCAATCAATGTTATATGGTGAATTAACCGTTAAGTATCTTCAAATATTAACAAATGCATTTCTTAACCATATTCATCAACATCCAGGTGCTACACCTGTTAAAGTAGAAAGTGTAGTTGCACTTGAAGCACAATTAAGAGATATTCAAAATTTATTAGCTAAAAACATTAAAATTAACTAAAGTTTGAAATTAAAAACTATTTATAATAAACTATTATAAAATGGCAAATTTTAATTTTAAATCACCTAGCGTTAAATTCCAAGAAGTTGACAGAAGTTTCGCTTCAACCCCATCATTAGGCATCACCTCAGTTGGTATGGCTGGTGAGGCATTAAAAGGTCCTGCCTTTTCACCAATTTTAATTACAGATAAATCTGCATTTAGAAAATATTTTGGTGGTACTTCTACTGAAAAATATCCAGGAAGTTCAAAACTTAAATATTTAGGACCAACATATGCAAATGCATTTTTAGAAGAAGGTAATCAACTTTATTATACTAGAATCCTTGGAAAATCAGGTTATGATGCAGGTCCTGCTTGGGCAATTACTGTTGGTAGTGGTCCTATATCAAGTGGACTTTCTAGTACATATATTGAAACTGCTTCTACATTTTTTAGTAGTAGCACATTTACATTATCAGGTATTAGTATTGCTGTTGATGCTACAGGTCCTTTTGATAATTCAACAGCTTTTACACTTACAAAAACAGGTAATATGTTTTTAGGAACATTACTTTATTTAGATGTAACTGTTTATACTGCTTCAGCAACCACAGGATTTACATTATATACTGCATTTACATATACAGCAGATACTGACCCTAAATATGAAAACATGGTTGTTGCTTTATTGAGAAGTAGACCAGGACAAAATGGTGGTTCACTTACTACAGGTGGTGGTGATTTTAGAATTACAGGTATAACAGGAGATTTTTCAAATACAATTGGTAACCCTTTGGGTAATTTTACTTTAAGTGCAGGTACTGATGTTGGTGGTTTAGAAGTATTAAACTTTAACTTAGATGTGACTTCCTCAAGCTTTATTACTAAAGCAATGGGTAGAAAAGTTACTGATACTAAAGCATCACTATATTGTGAGGCTGCATATCCTGATTTGATTAGAAAATTAGATGGAGATAATTTAATTTACCATGTTAAAGATATTATTCATATTAATCAAAATAGTGGTTTTGATACATATGACAATACATATACAAATCCTGAAACACCTTGGATTGTTTCTGAAATAAATGGTAATAAAATATCTAGATTATTTAAAGTTATCTCTTATTCGGATGGTGATTCAGCAAATAAAGAAGTAAAAATTGCAATTGAAAATATTAATCCAACAACTAAAGAATTTGATGTTGTTGTAAGAGATTATAATGATACCGATTCTAACCCTTCAACTCTTGAAAGATTTGGAAGATGTAATATGAATCCAAATAGTAATAACTTTGTTATGAGAAGAATTGGTGGTGTTTATAGTGATAATACAGATACATTCTTAGAGGATGCTAAATCAATGTATATTTATGTAAATGTTAATGTAACAGCACCTAGTAGTTCAATTCCTTGTGGATTTGAAGGTTATGAGTTACCATTATTTGATAATAGTACAATGGCTAATGCTTATACAGCAGTAACACCATTAATGGTTTATAAAACTAGTTATTCTGGAACAGATAAACCACTAAAAACATACTTAGGTATTTCTGAAAAAGCGTTTGATACACCAGCAACAAAAGGATTATCAATTAATGATGATTTATTTAAATATTATGGTGGTGCAATCACATTTGGTGGAGAAGCAGCAGTTAAATCAAAAGGTTTCCATTTAGACCAAGATGCAACAGGAAATTATGTTTCTGAAGGTTTAGTGATTGGTGAATTTGAGGTAGGTGCAGGTTCAATAACAAATTCTGCTAGTGTTGGAACAGGTACATATTATAATGATATTACTAGAAGAAAATTCGTTGTAGTTCCTTACGGTGGTTTTGATGGTTGGGATATTTATTATGAAGCAACTAGTACAGTTGGTAGGTCAATAGGTGTTGATTTTGCTCCTGGTGGTGCTTATGAGTTTGATGAATCAGATTATAATGCATATCTTGAAGCATATCAAATTTATGAGGATACCGAAAGAACAGCAATTAATTTATTTTCAACTCCTGGTATAAATTGGCAAGATAATTTAAGTCTTGTTGAAGATACCATTCAAATTATTGAAGAAATTCGTCAAGATGCTCTTTATATTATTGATGCTCCCGATGCAAATATTAATTTTACACCAACAGTTGTAGCAGGTGATTATGCTAATAGTTTAGAGTCAACAGGAATTGATTCTTCTTATGCTGCTACTTATGTACCATACATTAGAAGAAAAGACCCTGATTCAAATACAAACATTTACATTCCACCAACAGGTGAAATTTTAAGAGCAATGGCTCTTGCTGATAGAACATCATTTATTTGGTTTGCAACAGCAGGTTTGAATAGAGGTGGTCTTCCAAATGCTAGAGATGTAAGAAAAACATTTAAAGAAACTGATAGAGATGTTTTATATCTTGCAAGATTAAATCCAATTGTTAAATTCTCTAACAACACTCCTGGAGTATTCGTATATGGTCAAAAGACTTTACAAATTGCCGATTCTAAACTTGATAGAATTGATGTAAGAAGACTTCTTCTTTATGCAAAACAAATCATTTCTTCTCAAGCTAGAACATATTTGTTTGAACCTAATGATGATGTATTGGCTACTAGCTTTATTGCACAAACTAATGCTAAACTTAAAGTTATTCAAGATAATAGAGGTTTACAAACATTCAGAGTTAGATTAGATAATAGTTTAAATACTGCTGAAAGTAGGGATAGAAATGAAATCTACTTTGTAATTGAACTCTTACCAATAGGTGCAGTTGAGTTTATTGGCTTAACATTTGTAGTAAATAAATCAACAAATGCAATTGATTTTAATGCTTAAACAATTAAAAAAAGACTAATTAAATAAAAGATAAACATATGCCACAATCAGGATTTAGAAATGTACCCAATTATTATGAACCACTAAGACCTAATAGATTTGAGTTGTTCTTCGTTGATAATACATTAGGTTTAAGTAATTATACTTGGATTGTCAACGCTGTTGATAGACCTAAAATGAAAGTTAACTCAGTACCAATTAAATACTTAAACTATGAACAAAAAGTTGCAGGTCATGTAACATTTGATGACCTTCAGATGGAATTCATTGACTTGCAAGGACCATCTTCAGCTCAATTGTTGATGGAATGGTATAGACTGTGTGCTGAAAATATAACAGGTAGAATGGGTTATGCTTCAGGTTACAAGAAAGAAATTAGACTTGTTGCTCTTGACCCAACTCTTGTAGGTGTTCAACAGTTTACACTTTTTGGTGCATTCATTAGTAATATTGATTTTGGTAAAAATGAATATACTAGTGATGATGTTCAAAAAATTGCCGTAACAATGAGTTACGATTACGCAGAAAATAATTACTAATAATAGTAATAACTTAAAATGTGAAAAATCCCATTGGTATCCGATGGGATTTTTTTTGGTATAAAAGTTGTATATTTATAATTAAAACAATTAATACTATGATAAAATATAATTTTGAAAAACACTTAAAAGATAATTGGTGGAATACTAGTGATTCATTTTCATTAGTTGAAAAATGGCTTGATGATAAAAAATTCATCAATAACGAAAGTCTATATATGTATAAAGACTTTAAAAAACAATTACAATTTGCAGGATATGATAAAGAAGAAGTTTCTGTATCATATGAGAATGACTATTTGACAGTTGAAGGTAAATCAAGTATGTTAAATAGTCAGTATACTAAAAAATATTATCTACCATCAAAATATTATGATGTTGATAATATTAATGTAAAATTTGAGAAATGTATTCTTACTATTGAATGCAAATTGAAAGAAGAGAAAGAATCAAAAGTAATGAGGATTATAATTAAATAAATTTAATTTTAATTACTTTTTCTAATCTTTCTACGGAGGGATTGAATTGTTTAATATAAAGTTCTCTGCTTGTTCTGCTAATTACTTTTACATTAAACTTGAATTTCCCTCCTTTTTCTTTTAATTGTTTTAGTTGTATTGTTTTCTTTTCAAAGATAATACCTTCATCGTTCTCACCCATATAATAGTCATTTTCGTGACACAATATATTATATATTTTTTCTTTATTTAAGTCTTCTATTTGAATCTTTTCAAGTACATCAACCATTCTTAGGTTATGTATCTCTACGTTGATATAATTATTAAGTGAAACACTAGGTTTCCCTATCTTTTGACCATAACTATCTAAAATAAAAAATCCCCAAATTATGGGGATTAATTTTATTATCCTTCGCACATTAAACATTCTGAATATAAATCTCTTTGTTGTTTTGTATCTGCTCTTAATACCGATTCAGACCTCAAGTAATAAAGTGATTTCAATCCAAGTTTCCATGCCTCAATATGGACTTGATTAATAAATTTAGCAGGTGCATCACTAAAGAATGCAAGATTCAATGACTGTCCTTGGTCAATATATTTTTGTCTAATTCCTGCTTGTCTAACAAGTTCAAGTTGATTGATTTCTTTAAATGTTTTGAATACTGACTTTTCTTCAGCACTCATACATCTAACATTAACAACTGAACCTCTATCTTCAGAAATTGCATCCCAAACTTGTGGTAAATTTTTACCTTTTGATTCAAGTAATTGTTCTAAGAATGGATTTTTTCTAATGTGCAATCCTTTTGCATCATCATCCATATAAAGATTTGCTGCAAGTGGTTCTACACCTTGTGAATATCCACCTGCAAGTTTTGATGAAGACCTATTAGGTGCAATAGCAAGAAGGGTTAAGTTTCTTCTTCCTGTTCCTTGACACCATTCAGGTTCACCATATTCTTTAGCTAAATCCATTGTTGCTCTTTCCGATTCATCTTTAATGCGTTTAAAGATAATATTTGTCCAAGCATTCGCTTCAATAGAAACAAATGGAATCATTTTACTTTGAAGGAAACTATGCCATCCTAAAGCACCTAATCCTAATGCTCTTGACTTTGTAGCGAAGCGCACAGCATCTTCAATTCCTTTATACTCATCTGAGTTACCCTTTTGAAGAAAGTCCTCCATAACAGCATCTAAAAACATTATAGAAAGATATACGGTATCAGTATCTTTCCATTCATCAAACTTTACAAGATTTAAAGAAGAAAGGCAACATACTAAAGTATGATTTTCATCAGTAGGTAAAAAGATTTCGGAACAAAGATTTGAATGTCTAATTTTTAAATCATTTTGTTTCCACCATTCAGGTACAGTATTATTAGCATTATCAATGAACATAGTATAAGGTTCACCTGTCTTTACTCTTTTCTTCAAAGTTTCAAGCCAAATTTCTCTTTCTTTACCATTTTTTTCAACTACTTTATTCATAAATTCATCCGTAAAGATTGCTCCTTGATGAATGTTATGTGATTGGCGATTCACATCACCTTTTGGTTCTCTTACTTCAAGAAATTCTTTGAATTCACCATGTTCTGCATTCAAATAAATCGCTACAGCACCTCTTCTTGTCTTTCCTTGCTTAGATGCTAAAATAGTTGAATCAAATGATTTAATGAATGGTATAATGCCATCTGAACTTCCACCTCTACCATCTTTGATTTTAGCACCGATTGCTCTAATAGCGGAAAAATCATAAGCAGTACCTCCACCATATTTTGATAGCATTGCCATTTCAAGATTTTTACGGTAGATTTCATACATAGAATCACCGACATGAGAAGAAAAACAACTAATTGGTAATGCATTATCTGTACCTAAATTAGCCATTACAGGTGTTGAAGGAATTAACCATCCTTTCCAAAGAATATCAAAGAATCTTTCTTGTAGTTCAGGTTTATTTAACAACTCTGCTGCTCTTGATGATACTCTTACATATCCATCTTTTGGTGTTTCACCATCAAGAAGATATCCACCTTTAATTGTGGTTAAATAAAGACCATTGTTGCCCCATTCAGGAAAGTCAGTACCTACTTTCCATCCCATGTTTCTTGCTATGTCGTGCGTTTCTATTTTCATTTTTTATTTAAAATAAATCATCTACAAAGTTCCAATCCTCATTTGGTTTAGAGTATGAAGTTTCTCTATTAGCAAAGAAATCAGTCTGTTGCTCACCTGATGTTGCAATATAAAACCATTCCATATCCATAAGCAAATCATCATTAACAGTATAGACAGGTGTTAACATCAATTCTTTTAATTTTCTGTTTGCCCTATCATACATAAAGTTTTTAAGGGTAGCTTTTGTGATTGTTTCCAAATCACCAAGTTCAAATATTTTATCAATATAGTTGAACTCATTCATTAAAGCTAAATCTACACCTTGATAGATTGTATCTTTTAATTCATCAGTCCAAATATAAGGATTTTCTTCAACAAGTGTTCTAAATAATTTACAACCTGATTCAGAATGTAAAGATTCATCACGAATTGAGAAAATCATTTGTTGACCAATACCTGTCATCATATTCTTTTTTCTAAATGAAAGAAGAACTGCAAATGAAGAATATAATTGCATACCTTCTGCACAAGCAGAGAATAATGCAAGACTTCTAGCAATATTAGAAAGATTAGTATCATTAGGGTCAATTTCCATCAATGCTTCTAGTTTAGCCATAGTAGCCTCATCTTCCATAAATGATTTAAAATCTGTTAAACCTAATGTATCATTAAGATATGAATAAGCAACAGCATGGATTGTTTCAAACGCACCAAATGTACTTGCCATCATTTTAACTTCAGGTACAGGAAACCATTTGGTTACATAGGTTGACCAATAATCATTAACAACAGTTTCTGTTTGTGTAAATCCTTTTAAGATATTACCAATAACATTTTTTTCTTCTAATGTTAATTCATTGCTCCAATCTTTAACATCTTTTTGCATATTAATTTCAGTATGCAACCAATGTGCATTCTGTTGTTTAAACCATGCTTCGTAAGCCCATTGATACTCAAATGGTTTGAATTCTAATCTTTCTTGTGTAATCATTTTATAAATTTATAAGTATAAAAAAATCCTG